TATTATTATCAATAGCCCATTTAACAGATTTAATATCAATATATTTTCCAAATATAGTTTCGTCGTTCATAGAATATTTATTTGATTTATTCTCTACACTGGTATCATTATCAGTATCAATAATCTTCTCAGTAGCTGTAAGATAAATGCTTTTAACCGATGTTATTTTGTGAAACTTTCTAAACCCCTTATTATTTTCATTTTCTACACCAACTAAATGGTGTGCTTCATCGCCTACTTTAAAATCTACACAGATAGTTTCATCAACTAAATTATTGCACGAATGATATGTAGATATTATAAATACAGGCGATATAGATTTGTATTTTTTAATAAATATACTAATATCTTCTCTTGTATATTTAACTGCTCTTTTAATATTTTCGTATTCATCTCCACCAATCAGTAAAATACTATCCTTATTTTGACCCATATTTAGAATATTTTGAACCCATTGTTTTTGTAGATTTGTAGAAGGTACGCCAATTATAATTGATTTGAACTTCATAAGATTAATAATATATAGTGTCATAAGTGTTTTTCCAAGACCACACGCCCAAATAAGTTTCCCAATATTATTTTGGGAATAATAGTTTTGAATATTATCTAATACATCTGTTTGATATTTATAAGGTTCTTTCAACATTAATGTATTGCCTGAAATTATTTTTGTTTCAACATCATAAGTTAAATAGTTATACCTTTTACTTTTATCCCTGGCGATACAACCGACTACTTCAATCTCTTGACTATATTCACTACCTTCGGTGCTTTCGGTGCTTTCGGTGCTTTCGGTGCTTTCGGTGCTTTCGGTGCTTTCGGTGCTTTCGGTGCTTTCGGTGCTTTCGGTGCTTTCGGTGCTTTCGGCGTCTTCAGCAAAATAGCTAAGTTCTCTACAATATCCGACGGCGACTTGGCTACTGCTTTCGGCGTCTTCAGCAAAATAGCTAAGTTCTCTACAATATCCGACGGCGACTTGGCTACTGCTTTCGGTACTGATGATGTATTCTCTTTCGGCACGGACAAGGTTAGCAATTTCTATGGCAGACAGTTTTTTATATTTGATATTATGCTTGTTAAAAAAAGGCTCTATGTATTTTACGACATCCTTTCTGTAAAACTCTGTGCCTGCATTTTTATATAGATTGAAGTGTTTCAACTCTTGAAATAGCATTTGCTCGCATTTTTCATTACAGAAGCCTTGTATTTCATACACATATTTGAAACTACCCCTGTTTATTTCGCCAGTTATATAGTTTGCCTCTCTATCTGGTATATTTTGCGTCGTCCCCAATTTATAACAATCGTGTATATCACATAATTCATTGGTTCTCGCGTAGATAAATCCAGAAACTTTACAAGTCTCTGGCATATCCAGATTATATATTTTATATATATAAATAGTAAATTATATAGTTAAATCAATTTTTAAAAATATCTTAGGGTATTATAGAGTGCTTTTAATTTTATTTTGATGATGAAATCAATATTACATATAGAATATTATATAACAGTCGTTCTTATTTGGATAATGCTATTGCTCGGGATGTATTATATGTATTTGCAGTTATCATCTACATTATTTTGGAATCAAAAAATAGAGACACTTTATGAGACATTTGCGGGAGTCAAGATAAAAACAGACTCCGAACAATCAAAGTATTCATTCATTTGTAATTTTAAGGAAAATACCGAAGGAAAAGGCGTGAGTTTTGGCTGCACCATGCCCGCGCCTAAATAAGATACCTGGATATAAAAATTGATTGATTATTTTTATATATTTACTATACATAATGATGGATGCCAGCTTTAACAAAATGCTCAACGACGAATATTTGATACCTGAATTTATTAACCCGCAAAGCGATTACTATATAAACTATTTGAAAACTAATACGGAGGAGACTGAGGAGACTGAGGAGACTGAGGCGTCATCCGATATGAGTGCCTTGGTTGCGTCTATTATATTTAATAATCACGGCGTGGTCTTGCCGTTTCAATATAAACTAACAGACGAACAATTCGCGGTATATGAGAAAAATAAGCATGATGTTATTGATACGCTTGCGTGGTATATATTTGATTATTATGTATGTCGCCATTTTGTAGAAGAATATGGAATATTCAAGATAATAGCAAAGGTAATTACTGAATATGGCGCTGAAAATACTGCATATCTATTCAAGAATAAAAATGAAGAAGAATTATATCGCAGTTATACATATTATATTCTATTGGAATATTTTGATAATATCGTGTATCTGTCAAATAACAAGGATACAGAAGCAATAGCAGAAGACATTGAAGAGCTTGAAAAGCTAATAAAAGACATTAGTAAAAATAAGAATACGTCGATAATGTAAATGTATCCGAATCATATGAAATGTAATATACTATTTAGTAGGGAATATTTTTAGGAATTGTTTGCGTTCTTTGAGTGTAAGTGCTCCAATAAGAATATTAATACGTGAAATAACATTTAAATTATCCTTAGCATCCATTAAACAATAAATAGCATTTTTTTTATTTTTTTCTAATTTAATTTTTATAGATAGAATTCTTTCCATTTTTTCAATATTTTTCTCTGTTATAAGATCCATAGTTGCTATATCGTCATTGAAATATCTTATTAAATCGTTTTCAATTTGAGAATATATATAAAACATTCCTTCAATATCGTAATCATATCCCTTCTTTTCGTATTCGGCTATAATAGTCTCTTTGATATCCTTATAATCAATTATATCGGCTTCCAAATCTTTGGAAATAGGATTCCTTATTTTAGATAAGATAAGGGTTTGTAAATCTTCATTTAAATCATTAAAATACGCGAAATGCTGAGTAATATCCATCCTCGCGTTTATCCTTGTATATATCTTTAGCTAATATCATTATATCATTTTTTACTATTATATTATCGTAAATATATATAGATATGGTATCAAAAAATAAGAGTTGTTTGGGGAGCAAGATTTGTTTTGAAGATAGCTATGCTATTGATATATTTATTAAATCCATTAGATATATTATAATAATAGCTCCGCTGGCTATTGGTATGACTATTGGCGCCATATATGGCAAAAAATGGGGCGAAGATAAATATAAGAACTTGAAGAAGCCCGCGCTCAATCCGCCAAATTATGTATTCGGTATAGTATGGCCTATATTATATCTGCTAATCGGTGGCATATACAGTTATGCCCTATACGATTCTAAATGTATTCCGCACGGCATAGCAGATTGCGCTTCAATAGTATATTACAAGGACTTGAAATACTGGGTAATCCCTATGTTAGCCTTAGTATTCAATTTCTTGTATATCCCCGTATTTTTCGGCGAGAACGGGCTATTCAACGGACTCGTGATAATCATAATGAGCTTAATATTCGCCGTGCTAACTCTATTGCAATTCATATTACAAAGTAGCTACTACGAATACACGAGCATCTTCGCTATGATTGCCCTCGTCCCTTATATACTATGGTTATCATTTGCAACCTATCTATCATATAATATCTATATATTGAATAAATAGGCTATGAATGATCTAATGCCCGACAATATATAAAAATATGCTAATAATTGATATTATAATAATGGTAAAATATATAATAAAGATAAACTGTACGGGAAAAAAAGATTTAACATTTAATGGCATAGCGATAAGAGTAGCAAGAAAAAATCTTCATCAGAGTCCTCCCGACATAACACTAGGTTATATCTCGTGTATTTTTCCGTATATCAAAGAGCTTAAAATAGTATATAAGACGCTTAATAAAATAACGATAAAGCGATTGGAGTTTTATTGTGAGAATGAAACGGACTTGAGCGATGAAGATTTCGTTCATTTCATAGAGGTATTAAAGAGGCTCGGATTTGCTTCTGAAAAAGATGTTAAAATAAGCTATTGTAAAATAGTCAGATATATGGATGATAATAATGTGATGCGTGATAAACACGACGAGATACTTGCATATACGCTGACATCCCTAATAAAAATAAAAGATAGCAAGAAGCTAAGGCGCCGCAACCGTTCTAAATATTCTACAAAAGTATTATACATCTGTAAAAATCTCATAGTCTGATAAAAATTGATAGAATATAATAGATATAAGCAGATATACGCAAGATATACGCAAAGATATACGATGGATTTGAGAGATATTGATACGACTGATATGGAAATCTATAATACTATTATAGTAGATAAGGTATATAAGACGGCTTTCTTGGCTTTCTGGATATTATTTTCGCAACTATTGTAGTCTTGTTGAGCTATCCAAAAAACCTAAACCATATTCTATATAGCCTTTTGTTATTATGATAGAGACCCATTTTGTTTTTAATCTTATTTATTTTTTTCTCTATATGCGAAATATCTTCTTCATATAAATCTGCTACTTTATCTAATACTGTGGATACCAAGTCATTCCCCAACAATCGCAAATAATTGCCATTCATATATATACAATGCCCTTATAATTTTATATGATATTTGTTAAAAGGGTGTATAATAATAGCTTATTATATGCAATTTCTTTACACCTTTTCTCATTTTAAACGCCCATTTTGAAATGAGATTTATAAATAATTCTTCTTAATTTTCCGTGTTTTATTCTTTGGTATATATTTTTCTTTCCGTATTTTGCTTATTACATTTTCAATATTATCCTTTAATTTTATATGAGTTAAACCATCTAATTTTTGTAATCGTGATTTCAACATTACCATCTTTTTTATATATTTCAACCCATCGCATTAGACTTCTACGAGAACATTTAAATATTTTACATACTCCTGTGTTTTATCTTCAACTAAATAATATTGCACATCAGTTAATTTATAATCATAGCTTTCAAGACATTATTTATATTATTATAATATTAAAAATTAATATAAATAGGCACATATTTTCAAGGCATTTTTTATTTTATAAAAAAAATTGATTTAAAGATTCGCCTTTATTATATATATAATAAAGATGACATATCTGCAAGATAAAATAAATACGTTTTTCAAAAAAAGAAATGAAATATTAAAAAAACCGCTTGAAAAAATTATAAATGCTATGTTAAATAAGTGTAAATATATAAATGGGGAAAGTTTAGAGAGACATAATTGGGGAAATAATCCAATTAAATTAAAACATATACCAAAAAACATTAATTTACCTTCATTTGAAGAAGATTTATTAAATAACCTAAATTCAGAAGATAATGAAAAATCAATAGTAGAATTATTATGGGGAGACATACAGCTTGGAAAAAGAGTTCAAGCATGTATAATTATGTGGATTTCAGTTCATATACTAAAAAGACCAGTTTTATACATTTTTAGAAATTTAACAATAGACCAAAAACAATTACAAGATGATATAGTTGGAACAGAAAATTACAATTTTAATATTCAATTTATAAAAACATTATTTCAAGAATTTAATAATGAACTTCAAGAATATTTTGAGGAAACAAATGTTGAATATTGGAAAGATTATAAACTTCCAGAACTAAAAGATATAAATAGCAATGATATTATTAATAAATTAAGTAATAAAGAAGCAATAAATTCAAATGACATATTTTGTTGTTTAATGAACAATACTCAGTTAGCAAAACTAAATACGAAATTTAGTGAGTATATTTATTATAATGATGAACTTGTGAATATAACCACATTAGTTGATGAAAGTGATTTAATGAGCCCCACATCTTCAAATGATAGAAGTAATGATAATGATAAAAAGGATTCTACCGCATGTGAAATATTGCTTGCCAAAATATATAAAAAAGTAAAATATGCACTACATATTACAGGCACGGCACATTCATTGTTATATAATATAACAACCAGATTAAGCGACCATACTGATATACAAATTAAAATATCAAAGGTTCATAAAATGAAAAGGTCAGATGATTATTATGGATTATTTAATGGTTCTATAAATTTTAACACTACACTTGTTGAATCATGGTGGGATTATCAAGATATAGAAAATCACAAAAAAAAAAAATGTTATGATATTGTTGAAGATTATAATATAAATATAAAAAAAATAATAGAAGAACTACTAAAAAGACCTACAAGTAAATATAATTCGTTATTGATAAGTGAAGAAAAAATAAGAGCTAATCAATTTTGTTTAGTAGATAAAATAATTAAAGATTATCCCAATCTATTTATCATAATATATCATGGAAATTGTTTAAGATTATATGTTTCAAAAAATTATGAAAAGGAAATTAAATATTGGTCTAAATGGGACTCAAAACAATCATCAACAAGTCAAAGATTATGTCAATCGGGAGGAGTATATGGTTCATCTATAGATAATGAAAAATCTGAAAAACTGCCTAATAATTATTGCTATTTCAATATAAATACAAAAATATTAAATATAAAACTTGTTTATAAATTATTAAGAATTTTTTTTGAAAAACACGATACCCCAATTTTATGTAAAACAATTATAACAATAACAGGTAAATATGGAGAAAGGGGATATTCTTTTACAAGCGACGATTATGATAGTTATTCATTACATTTAACAGACCAATATTTTGTGTCTCACGCATCATTAAACTGCACCGACATTTCACAGCGATTACGATTACAAGGAAAATATAATGATTTAGACCTTAAAAATGGAAGTATGAATCTTACTTTATGGACTACTCCTGAATTACAAGATATAATACAGAATTTCTATGTAAAATTTATAAAAGAAATAGAAAAATTTGTTATGGGCTGTGATACTTGGGAAGATATTAAAGATTTATTAGAGAGTATTATAGATAATGGTGATTTTAAGTTTGGTAAATATATGAAATATATTGATGTATCAAAGAAACGAAAAAATTTAAAACTAATTAAACATTATGACAGAAAAAATAATGGTTATAAATTGATTGTTATTGACGATATGAATGATGCCGAAATAAGTGAATGGTGTAAAGAAACTAAATTACCTGATTATATTTGTATTAATGAAATACAAGAAATGAGTATTGATAAATTTATTGATAAATATGGCATATCTACAATTGAAACGCAAGAGTATAAATTAGAAAATGAATTATCAATTGAGTTTGTAAATTATTGTATAAAACAAGCAGAACAACAATTTAAATTAAAATTAAACCCAATTAAACCTGAATGGTTTAAAGATAGAAAAGAAAAAATCAATAATTACTATTGTGAAAGTATTAATGGTAGTAAGGTTCCAATTAAAATAAGTGAGTTAAAAAACAATATAATTCGTTTTAGAAATGAAGATGGTATAAATGATATTCAACGCGATGGAAATAGACGAGTTAATATAGCATATGATGATGATGATAACGCATATATATGTATTTCAGTTAGGAATAAAAATCATAAATCTTTACCAATACTAACAAATGACTATATTAAAAAAACCCCTTATATTCTTGTTGATGATAAAGTAAAATATTCTATTCTTAAAGAAGAATATAAACAACAAAATACTCGCGGATATACAAATGAAAACGGAGATGATTTTATAGAAGATGACAATACTTTTCCAGAAAAGTATTATTGGAAAACTCCTGATGGTTGGTTATATTTGTATGATAAAGATAAACCAGAAATTATTTCGTTAGATATAGTAGCTCCTCTACCTGTTAAAAATGCTATACAAGCAAACATTTCAACAAAACCATTAATTAATAGTGATATATTGTTATTTGCGAATTCGTGTTGTAAAAAAACGGACAAACTAAATTTACGATTTGGATTAAAAGATATATTCAAAATATATGAAACATGGTGTAAAATAAATGGAAAAAAATGTTTGAAAACACAGAAAAAATTTAAAGAGGAGTTTGAAAAAATAAATTATAAAGAAGAAAACAGTAAAGGTATTGATGTAAATAATAAACCAGGCAAACGAGGTTATAATATTATGGTTTCATTATAATTTGACTTAAAAGTTATTTACAAATATTAATAATATGAAAGATTATATTATTAATTCTTTTATTTTACATGATAATAATACACTAATAGATATATATAAATATATAAAGTTTCGTTATGATAATTCAGTTGAAATAAATGATATAAAAACAGAATTAACGAAATTAATTAAAAATGATCTTATATTTTTTCATAACAATAATTATAAATTATCAAAAGAAGGTAATGTAATATTGAACGACCATAAGTATTATTATTCAAAAATTATAATTAATTTTTATAAAAAATACAATAAAAATCACCAAAAATACGAATTAAGAGAGATTAGACAAGAACAAAAACAATTAAGAAATTATTTAATTTCTAATAAAAAACAATTGTGCATAATTTGTGAAAAAAATTTGCCATTATGTTTATTAGAAACAGCACATCTAAAACCAAGATGTATATTAAATAATAATGAAAAAAATGATAAAAATATTGTAGAATTTATGTGTAGATATTGCCACAATCTATATGACAATGGATTTTTAGCTGTTTATAATGGATTATTACAAGTTTCAACATTAATAAATCAATATGATTTACATTATAACAATAACAAACAAATACATTATTACAATTTACAAAATGAAAAATATTTTATTTTTCATTATAATTATATCTATAAAATGGGCGTTTGAAATGAGAAAAAGTGCAAAAAGGATTAAAGATTTTGCGCATATATAATAGTATAATACGGATACGGGTATGTATAGTAGCGAGTCCTCTAATAAAACTTTTACACAAAAGGTTCCGGTGGCTTTGACAAAAACAAATGGCGAAATTATAAAAAATGATGATATATATTATATAAATGATATAAATAATACTATATTTGAAACTATAACTATGGATTATTCTGGGAAAACGCGCGATGAACTGATTGTAATTTGCAAGGAGAAGGGTATCAGAGGATATAGCGGGAAGAAGAAAGATGAAATCGTGAAGCTATTAATGCCAGAATCTTTTCCAGAAAATGAGCCTGCAATAACACAATCGGCTAATTATTCAACATCGGGTAAACTAAATATGATTGATTTATTTGCGGGAACTGGAGCATTTACTCTTGCATTTCAATCAACAAACGATGTTGATATTGTATTTTGTAATGATATGGTAGAACATTCTAAGAAAATTTATGATTATAACTTCACTCATAAGCTTACTCTTAAAAATTTAAATGAAGTTAAAGATGAAGATATACCACCTCACGATATATTAACGGGAGGATTTCCTTGCCAACCATTTAGTATTGCCGGTCTCCAAGAAGGATTTAAAGATGAACGCTCAAATGTTTTCTGGAAAATCCTATCTATCATAGATTATCATCAGCCGAAATGTGTTATATTGGAAAATGTTAAAAATCTTTTGACACACGATGAGAATAAAACATTCAATACTATCAAAAGTAATCTTGA